CAAACCTAAGGTATGGGAATACATTCGCCCTATACTTGCAGAAAACGGTGGGTGGGCAATATTCGTCTTTACCCCACGAGGAATGAACCATGCTTGGAATCTCATGCAGATGGCTATCCAGGATACGATTAACTGGTTTGTTCAGGTATTAGGGGTAAATGATACTAAGGCAATTCCAGAGGTAATCCTTGAGCAAGAAAGAAAGGAAATGCCACAAGACCTTTTTGGGCAAGAATACCACTGTAAATTCATTGAGGGAGCTGGTCAATTCTTCAAAGGAATACAAAGCAATCTTATTGAGGAGGACGAAACGGTAGAACCTGGTCATAAGTATCAAATAGGTGTAGACCTTGCAAAATACATGGACTATACGGTGATTACCGTCATTGACCTCAATACATTCAAAGTAAAAAAACAAGAAAGGTTCAATCAAATTGACTGGAACCTCCAGAAGGCAAAGATAGAGGCTTTGTATCACAGATACGGAAAACCATTGATTTATATGGATTCCACAGGGGTAGGAGATCCAATCTATGAAGACCTTATGAAAAGGGGATTGAGAATAGAAGGATATAAATTTAATGAAAATTCTCGTAAAGACTTGCTTATCAATCTTGCACTTCTCTTAGAACAGTCAAAGATTAAAATCCCAGATTCAGAAGTTCTCAAATCTGAGCTTATGAGCTTCAAATATGAACTTTCAGAATCAGGAAAAACAAAGGTGGTTGTTCCAGACGGTCTACACGATGACTGCGTATTCTCACTAGCCCTTGCATGCTGGGCATTACCTGATAAACCATTACCACTTCCAGGCTCAGTTAGGTTCCTTAATCAGCAAATAGAGCGGAATTCTCCGCAAACAGCGTATGAATGACATAACCCAAGACGAGATAAACCTTATAGCTATTATCAGGACACTTAAGCCTTTTGAGGTGGTTGAGCTTAAATTGAACGACTCTGGGGAAGTTATCTACACCTATACAAGAAAAGACAGATACATGGTATTGACTGGTGGTAAGAAGGGTATATAATAAAATCATTGCAATAAAGGTTTCGACCAATGCGCCCCACCGGGCGCGTTTTTCTATGAAAACATTTAGTATCTTTGGACAAATCCAAAAAGAAATCGAGGATTTCAAATATAAGAAAATCCACATTGCTGGAACCAATCAAGGCGAAGAAGCCCGCTATTTGACGCGAGAAACCAAGGGATACCAATTCTCACAATGGGAAACCTTAAACCTCATTGATCTCTATTACAACTCTAAATTTGAGACAGGAAATATTGATAGTGAAGGGCAGCGCAAACTATTCCTGAATATCTGTGCTTTCCGAGCAGACGTAGCGAGCAAGATGATTGATATTGATACAAAGGACTTCATGTTCAATCCTGACGATGAAGGTTCTAAATGGCTTTCTTATGTCATTTCCAAGGAATTTAAGGATTGGGCACGGCAGACCTATTTTGGTGAGTTAATCAATGAATTAGTTGAAAACTATCCTAAATACGGGACTGTAGTCGTTAAAAAGGTAGGTAAACGACTTGAGCGAACACCGCTTAAAAAGCTCATTGTTCAACAAGATGCTAAAGACCTGCAGTGCGCCTCGCATGTCATCGAAGTACACGACAAAATGTCTGCTTCTGACATGAAGAAATATCCAGACTGGGATGTTAAACAGCTAGATATGGAGTTTGGAGAGCATGCAACGGTTTACGAGCGGTATGGTGCTGTTCCTAGATGGTATTTAGATGCTTATAAAGGTTCTAAATCATCTGGAGATGACGATGATGCAGTACAAGTAGTATGTATTTGTACGCTTAAGGTTGGAGACGACAAGAAAGATGCAGACGGATCCATTCTCTTCATGGAAGAAGTGAAGGAACGCCCATATTTGGAAGTCCACTGGAAGAAGCAAGACGGACGATGGTTGGGAATTGGAGAAATTGAAAACCAGTTTGAAAACCAGATCTCACGAAATATGCTTGCCAACCTTCGCCGCCGGGCATTGCTCTGGTCATCTAAGAAGATATTCCAATCAAGCGATGACACAGTTGCTAGAAACCTCATCAAAGATGTAAAGGACGGAGACGTGTTACGAGTAGCCCCCAATGGTCAAATTACGCAGGTAGACATGGCATCTCGGGAAGTTGGAGAATTTAACTCAGCTGAACAAATGTGGGAAGAAAATAGCAACCAGAAATCATTTACGTTTGAAGTTGCTACAGGAGAATCGTTACCAAGCGGTACTCCATTCCGACTCGGAGTAGTTCTTACTAGCGCAGTAAACTCTCATTTTGGACTAAAAAGAGAAAAGCTCGGACTATTCCTCAAAAAGCTAGTAGTTGAATATGTTTACGACATTTTCAAAAAGGAAAATTCAAAGGCCCACACCGTAACCATTTTTGGTACCGAAACGGGGACTGAAAACCTCAAAAAAGCTCTTGCAGAGATTGAATATGACAAACAGATATTCGATGCATTCATGTCTGATAAACCAATTCCTGACCCAGATGCCTTTAAGCAGATGATTGAGGAATCCTATGCAGACAAATCTCACATTTACCTTGAAATTCCTGACAAAGTATACGATGATGCAAAACATCACTGTGAGCTTGTAATTACCGGAGAAGAGATTGATGTGGCATCCAAGATTCAGACCTATACCACGCTGTACCAAACAATGCTTCAAAGCGGAGACCCTCGTTCTGAGCAAATGCTTAGCAAGGTAGTCTCAATGACGGGTGAGAACGTCGAAGCAATTGTTGGCAAAAAACAGCCACAGCAAGTAGCTCCACAAGAAAATCCTTCACCATTGGCAATACCAGCTAACAGCGAACCTCTCAAAGTATGAAACATAATGCACAAGACCAAGAGTTTCTAGAAAAGCTTGCAAAAAGTGATACTGGAATACGACTCATCCAAATTCTAAAAAATATAGAAATTCACTATGCAGATATTAGAAATTTGAAAGAAGTTGAACCTAAGGTTCGGGTCGATGCACTCAAGCTCATGCGTGAGGCGTTATTAGACAAACTACTCGTACTGTCAGGAGTTCAAGAAGCTCCAGACAACGATGAATTCCGATGAAAAAAGGAGGTAAGAAAAAGTGCTAACAAGCATTTATCGGTTATCTATCCGCCCAAAATAGAACTTTATAAAGGGTATCGGTCCCATAAAAACGTTAATCCTTATCATTTATGGAAGAAAATGAAGTAAATGCTCCAGTAGGCGTTGAGGAGCAGGAAGAACAAACGCAGGATAGCGAACAAATTCAAGATGATTTTGTAAAGCTATCAAAAAAAGACTTTAACCGTCTTAATCGGAAAGCAATTGCCTACGATGCGACGAAAAAGCAGATTATTAACAAATCAGAACCCGACGATGAGGTGGTGAGACGACTTTCAACACTTGAAACTATCGAAAGCAAGCGACAGTTTGGATTTGAAAACAACCTTTCTCCAGAAGAAACGGACATTGTATTTCAATTCTCACAAGGTAAACCAACCAAAGAAACTTTGGAACATCCGTTTATCAAAGCCGGCATCGAACAGTTACGAGCTGCGAAACGAGTAGAATCAAATACTCCGTCATCAGCATCTCATTCACCGGTATTTGGAAACAAACCATTTTCTGAACTTTCTCAAGATGAACGCCGAAAAGCATTCGAGCAGAAAATGAAACAATTCAAATAGCGGAAGGGTTAACATCCTATGGCTGTTACAACCGCCCCATTTACGTCCTCCGATCTCGCTGCAACAATTAGCGAGACGTGGACTGGTATTGTGAACGAAAAAACGTTTAACGATACCGTCCTCGCAAACTTTATTACCGACCTTTCAAGCTATGCTACGGAAGGTTCAGACATCTTCCACGTTCCTAACTTCTACACCAACGCGTTTACGGTTCAGACGCAGTCAACGCAGGGTGCCGAAGTTACGACGTCAAACCCTGCCGAAGTTGACACGACTTTGACGGTTAACACGCATAAATACGTTGCCTTCATCATTGGTGATAAGGACTTGGTCCAGATTGCCTCACGATACGATGATAACGAAATCTATGCTCGTGAAGCCGTTAAGCTCCTCACTGAAGCATTGGAACAGTCAATCGCAGCATTGTGGTCATCTCTTACGACGAACGTGATTGGTGATACGGCTACGGTTCTCTCAGATGCTGAAATTCGAGCAGGTTTGTATGCCATGGAAGCACTGAAGTACAAACTCGACGAGTGTGCTTTCTTCTTCCATCCATACGTTTACTGGGAACAGCTTCATGCAGTTACGAAGTACTATCAGCAGTACTCATATGGTCCTTCAACGGAACCAGGTGCAGTACGA